ATAATTTTAAGTTAGATGGCTATGTTGCTGCCTCTACAAGCCAAGGAAGTATATCGGGGGCTGATTACAGCATTATTTCTGGAGGCTGTTACAAGTTAAATACCAGTAACGTCACTAAGATGTTGATGGGTGGAAATGATGTTGACTATACAAATAACGTAAGACCAACTTGGACTACGACAAGTGATTGCACTTACGCACAACAAACAATCCCTACAAGTAATTGGTTTAGTCAAGGTGCAGATTGTTTATATCCTCCAATCTCTGATCGTTTTACAATCAACGCAAATACCAGTGCAGGTAAAGTAGCTCATGTTCAACTTGATTCAACACTAGACCTTTCTGCATATCAACAGATTTCGATAATTATTAATCAAGACTCGGCTGGTCTTAATGTAAACGGAAATATAAAAGTTTGTTTATGTAGTGATAATAGTGGAGATACGATTGTTGATGAAGCTGTCCAAAAATTTAACTATAACGGTACGGGCGGCGTAAACAGTAATTTATGGTGGCATAACACGGAGGATACGGGAGCTGCTTTAGGTTCAAGTATTAATTCAATCGCTATATACGTTACGAATACAGAAAGTAGTCAAATGGTATTTAATATCAATAGTCTAATTGTTTCAAAAAGTGCTTCGTCTAATGACTGTCTAACTTATAATTCTTTAGTCGGATTGAATACAACTGCTGATCCTTTTTGGCACTCAGTTGGTTACATAAGAAACGATATAATTGTTT